GCGTTAAATGCCGGCGCCGGAGTATGGCGCGGGCAGCCTGCGCTATCGTTTGAAGTTCTCCGAGCGCGACACCACCGAGGACGAATATGGCAACGTGTCGACCGGATGGCTGGAGCGGTTCACGGTGGCCGCCAACATCACCGCCAAGGTCGGCGGCGAGGCGGTAGACGCGGCGCGGCTGGCCGGGCGGCAACCCGTTGTGCTGACGGTGCGGCGATCGACAGACACCAGAAAGGTCACCACCGACTGGAAGGCGACCGAGGTCGAGAACGGCACCGAGTTCAATATCCGCACCGCGATCGACCCGTTCGTCGGCGACAGTCAGCACGGCATCTGGATCGAGATGATTGCCGAAACCGGGGTGGCGGTATGAGCTACGTCGACCCCTCGCTGCAGTTGCAGAAGGCACTGGTCGCCGTGCTGAAAGCCGATGCCGGCGTCAACGCCATCATTGCCGGCCGTATCTATGACGCGGTGCCAGGTGGCGCCGTAAAGCCATATCTGTCGTTCGGAGCGTTCCAGATGCTGCCTGAACATGGCACCTGCCTTGACGGCGGCGAGGCGTTCGTGACGCTCGACGGCTGGGCCGCCGGACCCGACACCGTGCAGGTCAAGCAACTCGGCGCCGCGGTGGCGAAGGCGCTGGACCTCGCGCCGATTGTGCTCGATGCGCCGCCGCGGCTGGTCGAGATGACCGTCGAACAAACCCAGTACATGCGCGACCCCGACGGCATCACCGCGCACGCCGTCATCACCGTTCACGCTTTAACCGATTAGGGATGATGGCTCGACATGGCTAGTTTTCGCGGCGGCATGATTGCGCGAACGGCGTATGTCACCGGGCCGTCAATATCGATATCTGGAGCTAGCGTTCTGGAAAACGCCAGCATCGGGACCACGGTCGCCACGCTGTCAGTTGTCGGCGGAACCGGCACCTATGTGTTCACGCTGACCGATAGCGCGGGCGGTAAGTTCACCACGGCAGGTACCAACGGTACCAACCTCAACACCGCCGCTGCGCTGGATTACGAGACGGCCACCAGCCACAACATCACCATCAGTGCGGCGGGCACGGGTGGGCCGTATACGCGCACCTTGCCCATTGCTGTTATCGACGTGGACGAGATCGCGCCAACCATTACTTCGCCCAACACATTCAGCGCACCGGAAAACTCCAACTACGACCACACGCTTACGGCCAACGAAGCGGTGACGTGGTCGATTTTTGGAGGGGCCGACGCGGCGCAGTTCTCGATTGTCAGCGGAAACGTTCTGCGCCTGCTGGCACAGGATTTTGAGGCCGGAACGACGCGGACGGTAATTGTTCGGGCGACGGACGCCGTTGGACTAACTACCAACCAGACCATTACTGCGACAATCACCGACGTGGTGGAAGGCACTCCGGCGCTGACACTGACGTGGGTATCCGGCAACACCGTGCTCGACCCGGTGTTCACGTTGAATTTCGTCGCCCAGATCGGTGACATACTAACGCTGGAGATTGACAACAACAGCGATTTCTCCAGCCTGTACGACAGCGACATCCACATACTTACCGGGACGGATGTGTTCAACGGAACGCTTAACTACGCTGGCATTGATACACTTGGCGAGAACACGACCTACTATGCGCGGGTGAAACAGGATCGCGGCGGCGTCATTACTTATTCAAACACGGTCAGCAAGGTGATCGCCGACGTGACCGGCGGTGTTGTCACGGCGTTCTTCCCGCTCGACAACTCAACCCTTGTCGATGTTAATGTTGAACTGACCGCAACGTTCAACGAGACAATCACGCTGGGAACCGGGCATATCTATCTCAAGAAAACCTCCGATAACAGCATTGTCGAAGATTGGAATGTGGCGACCGAAGCGGGGAGCGGCGCGGGGCAGGTGCGAGTTGTCGGCGGTAATGTCCTGCACTTGAGGCCAACTGCGGCTTTACCGGGTGGCACGCCGTTCTACGTTGTCTGGGACGCGGGCGTAGTGGTGGACTTGTTCGCGCACGGTAATGCGGCGATGAGTTCGACAACGGCGTGGTCGTTTACAACACTTGTTACGGGTGGCTGGACTTCGCCGCTCGACGCATCGACGCCTGCGCTGTGGTGGGTGGATGCCAGCAATGCCTCCACCATCACAAAGACCGGCACCGCGCCGAACGAGACGGTTACGCAACTGAACGATCTTGGTACAGGCGCGCATAATATGACGCCGAACGGAACGGGGCCGTATTACAGGGCCAGTTCACTGAATGGCCTGCCGGGGCTTGAATTAACCGGCCTAAGAAACCTGAGAACGGCTGTGTTCGTGCGCGCACAGCCGGCTATGCTTGTCATGGTGTGGAAGCAGACTGCGACAGTACCGGAGGATTACGCGGTATTGTATTATGGTGACCAAGGTGTGGGGTCTGTTACCTGCGCTATTGTTTCCAACAAGTGGGGTGCTACCGCTGGAAACGCGGCGATATACGCTGGCACAGCGGTTAGTCAGGGCGTCACTGTTGCGCTCAATACAGCCTACCATTCCCGGATTATATTTGACGGATCGTCATCTTCATCTGTCTTGAATGCGTCCAATCTGACGGGGGTCAACCCCGGAACCGGCGAAGTCATCAAGTTGGGGCTGTCTTTAGGAGCTCCCGCTGTTGGCAATCAGCCGAATGCGATCATCTGCGAAGCCTTCATTATTCCATATGCAGATCACGCCGCTGTCTTGGCCAACGCGCCAGCTGACGCCGCCAATGCGGCAGCATATACGCTTGCGAAGTGGGGTGTGTGATGACGGCGACACTGAATTTCCCCGCCATCACCACGCTCGGTTTGGACGTTGCGCCTAACCTGACATGGGAAAGCCTGCCCACGGTCAATCCGCCGCTACTGGCAGTCGGTTTGCAGTTGGGGGCGATAGCCGGCGATCACATCATTATTGAAATCAGCAGCAATGACGGTGCGACGTGGGGGCCATATCTCGACGTTACGATCGCCAACGCCGAGGCGTCGGATCAATCCGCGACTGCGGCTACGCTTGCGGTGGGGGCGTATCTGTTGCGCGCTCGGATGACGCGCGGTGCGACGTTGTCACCATGGGGCACAGCACAGAACATCAATATCGAAACTGCAGTATCCGCATGGACACCGCTCAATGCATCGACGCCTGCGGTGTTCTGGGTCGACGCGAGCAACGCCGGGTCGATCACCAAGACCGGCACCGCACCGACTGAGACGGTGACACAGTGGAGAGATCTAAGCGCGGGTATCCATCACCTAGCGCCGTTGTCAACAGCGCCGATTTATACTGCCAGCGCCCTCAACGGTAAGGCTGGCATTACTTTCACGCTGGGCGAGGCAATGCGAACAGCCGCGTTTGCGGTGGCCCAACCTTTCCTGCTTGTTATTGTGTGGAAGACAAGTGCGTTGGCCCCCGACGAAACCGGTTTTCTGCTCGATGGCGACAGGGACGCCGCCGCGGGGCGGATTATTGTTTTTGCCAAGTATGCGAGTGCTGGCGGCAACTACATTTCATATGCGGGCACTATCTTAGGTCAAGGCATCTCTGTAGCGACGAATACCGGCTACCATTCCCGTATTATGTTCAACGGCGCGGCGTCCGGATCTTTCCCCGCAACATCGTCAAAGCTGAATGCTTCCACCGTGACAGGTGCCATTGGAACGGCCGGGATCGTCAACGGTCTTAAATTAAACAGCGAGTCGGGGGGATCGAACTCTCACATTTGCGAAGTCTACGTTATTCCAAATCCGACCGCTGCCGACATCACGAACTCCGACACCTACGTTTTCGCGAAGTGGGGGCTGTCATGATTACCGACGACACCTTTGACGACGCCGTGCTGCGATCCAAGAAGCAGCTTTCCATTGTCATGCTCTGGCAACCGGGATGTGCGTTCTGCAAGGTGATGCTGCATGCGCTGGCGGCAGTCGCGCGTGCGCTGCCGGGCGTCAACTTCGTTGTCATGAACGGCCACACCAATCCTAAAACCAGCGAGCGTTTCGACGTGTCTGCGTATCCGGCGCTGCTTGCGTTTCGTGACGGTGAGTTGATCGATCGGCGAATGGGCGCGGCTCCGATCGACAGCGTGCTGGGCTGGATCAAGGAGAAAGCGTAATGCCTTACACACCAGCAACAGGCTTCGCAGACATACCTTCCAATTTCACGACGGATGTCTGGTTCGATACTTATGTCGGGGCTACTGCCGATTGCTTGGATGCGATCGAGCAGGGGCCAGGCGGCGGCGTCACCGGCGGCGAGGGCAAATTACGCTTCCTCTGCGGGGCAGCGCATCTGGGCTACAACGATCCAATCCTGTATCCGGGTCAGCAGGGCGCTGCGCACTTGCACCATTTCTTCGGTAATACGCTCACCGATCACAACTCGACTTATAACAGCCTGCGCACGACAGGCGGCGGCTCTTGCGCGGGTGGGCCGTTGAACAGAACCGGCTACTGGTTTCCCGCGATGATTAAACCCGCCGGTCCCGGCTTTCCGGTGGCGAAGGTGGTCAAGCCAACCTTCATCGAAATGTACTATCAGGATAATCCGCATGATCTGGATGACTACACCAGCACAGTCCCGGCGTATAATGACTATACGACGTGGAGGGTGACCTCGTATCCAAATGGCTTGCAGATGATTTTTGGCTGGAAGCACGACCACCCAATTCCCCCGCCGTCAAATGTTTGGTTGCGAACGCACCCCGCCATCCTTCCGCTTGGCCTTCCTTATAAGGGAACGCTAAAAGAACTTTACACCGCCACGCTTGGTTTGGGACCGCCTTCGGGGACGGGGTATTACGATCAGATCAATGCCCGCATCAGCAGTCTTGACTGTTGGGACGGTGTGAACCTGACGTCGGCTAACGGGCGTGATCATCTAGCCAGCGGATTTCAGGATGGCAACTCCCATTACATCTGTCCGAAAACACATCCTTATCGAATACCGCAACTGACGGTCATCATCAGTTGGTCGAGCAACGGCCCGGAGGATTGGAAAGGCTGGTATCTCGCGGTCGACCGCCACACCGGACACAACCTCGACGGCGGGCATGGCTTCCACACCGACTGGTTTGGCGCGTGGGACAGCCCTACACAGGATATGTGGGAGACAAACATTCTCGGCATTGGCACGCCGCATTCAGCGGGGGCGTGGAAAACGTCGGTATCCGGCAATCTGTGCGTCAGCGACAAGCTGCTAGATAACAATGCGGTAGAGGTGGCGCGACCGCCTTATGTGCCTGACGGATTTGGGGCAGGCAGTTCTGTCGTGCTGGAAGCGGACCGCTACGCGGACATCCCTGCGGCTCCCGGCCAGAAACGGCTGCGGCTTAATCTTACGGCGGCATAGCAACTAAACCCAACCACCCAAGCCTGAAACCTTGCCCTCGTCGTGAAAACGGCGGGGGTTTTTTATTGGAGCAACGACAATGACGATCGCGACCACCTATCCATTCTCAAAGTTCCTGATCAAGATCGGCGACGGTGCCGCGCCAGAGGTGTTCACCGATCCCTGCGGCCTGACCTCGAAAGGCTTCACCCGCACCGCCAACCTCAACGACACCAACATTCCCGATTGCGATGAACCCGACGCGCCGTCCTGGCTCGGCCGCGACGTGGTCAGTTACCAGGCATCCATTGCCGGATCGGGCGTGGTGGCGGCCGAGAGCTTTGCCACCTGGGAAGATTGGTGGAACGAGGGCGACACCCGCAACATCCGCATCGAGTTGGGAAGCCCGCCGGAATACG